TCATGATCAGAGACACTGATTATTTTAATAATCATAAAGACATTGGATTTGATCTCATTCACGATCAAGTGTTTGCTGATGTAAAGATGGGCAGAGCCAAGATTGTATTGATATTTCCCCTAGAAGGAACCAGTGCCAGCTTATCGTTTGAAAATGACTATAAGATATTAAATGAATGGTGCATCAAACATAAACTTAACAAAGATCAAGTGTATTACATTCACGGTAATTTCAAAGGCAAAGAATTAACTGCCGGTTATAATTTCACAACAATGACCGTTAACACCTTTGTGTGCTGGGTGCCTGTGCTCCTGGATCAACCAATTGAATATCAGTCCAGTGACAAATTCTTTTTAAGCTATAATCGTAGACCAAGACCACATCGAACATTATTGCTGTGTGAGTTGATTAAAAGGAATCTCATTGATAAAGGTTTGATCAGTTACTGGGGCGACAATCTAAAAAACAGCGTGAGCAGAGTTGTCAAATACGGACGGCCAGATTTGGAAGCACAGGCATTAAAATTAGACCAGTTGATTCCAATTGAAATTGACAAAAATTTAGGTGAGTTCAATCCTGCATGGGACTTGATTGTTGAGCATTATCAACAGACATTTTTGTCCATAGTACCCGAAACATTATTTGATGCAGGAACAATTTTCTTCAGTGAAAAAACTTGGAAAACAATTGCCGCAGGCCATCCTTTTATTATAATTTCCAGTCCAGGCATGTTGAAAGAATTGCGTCGACAGGGCTACTATACATTTGGATCATTCTGGGACGAAAGCTATGATTGTGTACAGGATCTAAATCAGCGAATCCGAATGGCTCTAAATGAAGTTGTGCGTATATCCCGTTTGTCACCAGAAGAACTGCTGTACATGCGAGAAAAAATAAAACCAATTTTACAACATAACCAACAGTTGTTTAATCAGCGGCACTTGACTTTATGTAAACCTCATCCAGACAAACAGTTATATCAGCTTGTTTTAGGAATTTGGAATTCATTTTAATAAATACAGTTATAATTTTTAAGGACTGAGATGAAAGTAGCAATGATTGGCTGTGGTAAATTAGGTTTACCATGTGCAGAAGTAATGGCAAAACACTATGATGTTGTTGGATACGATGTGGTAAAAGATCCAGAAGCCCAAATTACATTATTAGATACTATTGCAGAAGCAGTAGCAGGACGAGATTTAATCTTTGTAGCAGTACCTACTCCGCATGATCCAGCCTATGGTGGCAGTTCACCAATTACAGATTTGCCTCCAAAGAACTTTGACTACAGCATTGTACAACAAGTGTTGGGTGAGATTAATCCGCATGTGACTCGAGATCAATTGGTAGTTCTTATCAGTACAGTTTTACCAGGCACAGTACGACAGCATTTACAACCGTTGATTACCAATGCCCGTTTCATCTACAACCCTTATTTGATTGCCATGGGCTCGGTTAAGTGGGACATGGTCAATCCTGAGTGCTTGATCATTGGCACAGAAGATGGCACTCGCACAGGTGATGCTGGCTTACTAATTGACTTTTACAAACCCATCATGGAAAATACGCCGCAGATCAATGTGGGCACATGGGATGAAGCAGAAGCCATTAAGATTTTCTATAACACATTTATCAGCGCCAAGATTGGGCTAGTCAACATGATTCAAGATGTTGCAGAAGCCAATGGCAACATCAATGTTGATGTTGTCACTGATGCACTCAAGGCCGCTACACAAAGAATCACTGGTCCAAAATATTTGACTGCTGGTATGGGCGATGCTGGTGCTTGCCATCCCCGAGATAACATTGCCTTGCGCTGGCTGGCAGAAGAATACGACCTTGGATACGATTTGTTTCATGCCTTTATGGGCAGTAGAGATATGCAGGCCAAGAAGATGGCTGATAGGTTGGTTAAATTGGCAGAAGAACATGACATTCCTGTGATCATTCATGGTCGTGCATACAAGCCCTATGTTCCTTACACCATTGGAAGCTATAGTGAATTGGTTGGTTACTATGTTGAACGACACAATGTTCAGTTGTATTATGCTGATCCACTGACCGGAGATGTTATTTTTGGGTCGCCTAAGGCAGTTGTGCTGATGGCACACAATGCTGGCATTACCTATTCTGGTACTGGTGTAGAGATCACAAAAGACAGTTTCTACTTTGACATTGCGCCAGGCAGTGTCATTGTTGACCCATGGCGCACATTGCCAGACATGCCAGGCATGACTGTTATTCACTACGGTAATCCTAGAAAATTATAAATCTTTAACTAGGTTTTGTATAATTTCGTCTACTGGTAGGATGCCAGTGATATGATTCACTCCTGTGCCTGCAAATATATGACCAGACTCTGGGCTTTTTATGCCGGCCATTAATCCTTTGGTATTATTATAAGTGTCGTTTGAGGTTGACGAAAATACCAATGCATTTTGTTCGGCGCCACCACCTAACTTTGTAATACTGTCAGCGGTTGCTTGTACCATTTTTAATTTGGTCTCATGTGAAACACGACTTTCTATTGATGCGGCAAATAGTGTGCCAATGCCAACGGCCAATGCGCCACTGTCTATGAACGATTTGACTTGTGCGCTTGTGCCAATTCCGCCAGAAACAATGATTGGAAGATCAACAAATTTATTGCGAATCTTTTCAAATAATATTTCTAAGTTAGTGGTACCTCGGCCAGCACCGTCATTGCCCTTTAGTATAACGCCGTCAATGTTGTCTATTACATCTTCTAGTGTTAACACCTTGACAAATATCAATACTCCATTGCTACGAATTTCGTCAATTGCCAGAGTGAGTTGCTCGTTGCGAAATTGAGAGAATGGTGTCTCACCTGGCGAATCTGGTATTAGTTCAATTAGTCCGACTTGTTCTTCTACAATTACTTTTTGAAATCGTTTATCTATTAATTCAGTAACACTGATACTTAAAAGAACATTGCAATCGCCAATGGCTGATTTATATCTGACTAGCGCGGCCCTTAATAGATCATCATTGATGTAGTCAGCTGATGTGAAGTAGTTAAAAACAGAAAGGCTTGGAATTGCGCCAGCTTTCCTAACAGCAATGGCAAGATTAACATCACTAACTTTGTTCATTGCCATGGCAATTATTGGGTACTTTGACCCTAATAGGTTTTGGCTTGTCATGCAATTACTTAACCATTAAATATCCGTAGATGACCCCTAACTTAATTTTACCGCATCAGAGCAAAGATAAATTTGGATTCTATCAGGTAGGCGATTTCAAAACCTACAGTAAGGTAGAAGCAATTGAGCTGGCCAATAAGACCGGTAACAAAGTACATTGGAATTTTAATGATGCCGAATTTACAAATTTTGATTGGACCATTGAGCCACCTGTTTCTTTGAAACAATTGTATCAAGCCCGTGCTAGGCAAATCAGAGAACGCTACGACTACATTGTGCTTTGGTGGTCGGGTGGCGCAGATAGTTACACCATGCTTCGTGCATTTGTTGATGAAGGACTATTTGTAGATGAACTTGCCACATTCCATAATATGGGCGGAGATGGTTCATGGGACACATATCTCAACAGTGAAGTAAAACAGGTGGCCATTCCTGTGGCAGAAAGGATACTAGAGTCTAGTCCTAATACAAAGTTTCGGTTGGTTGATCAGTTGGACTATCAAGCAGACTTGTTTGACAAAGACGATAACAAATTTGATTTTATCTATAAAGCAAATGCTGTGTTTAGTCCAAACCAGCAAGCTCGTAGATACATTAGAGAAAAAGAAAAAGACTACTTAGACTTGTTTGCTCAAGGAAAGCGGGTATGCTTTGTATGGGGCATGGACAAGCCAAGGGTGACCAATATCAACGGAAAATTTGCCATTCAATTTGTCGACATTGTCGATAACTCAGTTAATCCATTGACACAAACTCTAGACCGTGCATGGGAAAACGATGAATTCTTTTTCTGGAGTCCAGATGCCAGAGAATTACTAAGCAAACAAGGACATATCATCAAGCGGTACTTGAACAACATACCAGACATTGATTTAAACAGCAGGTGGCTTAGTAAGAAAAGCAATGCGCTCGGACATGTTAAAAAGAATGGAATCACCTGGTATCTTACCAATGATGGACTACATCGATTGGTGTATCCTGATTGGAATCCCGATACCTACACCAGTGGCAAGCATGATTTTTTATTAATGTGGAGTCCCAGGGATGAATGGTTCCTTAAGGACACTAACGCAGAACATACGCAAGTGTACAAGGCCGGCTTAGAAAAGCTTGCAGAGATAGTTGGTTCTAATTGGACCAAGATTGGTGGTATCACTAGGGGACTAACCAATTGTCAAAGCTTACCCTTATTTTTGGAATAACATGGAAAATATATTTGCACTTAAAACAAATTATGCACAAGATGCACAACAGATTATGGATTGGTTTCCAGTCGTAGTCAATGATTTAAAATCATCAAAATTAGGAGTGGCTAGAAATCAATCTGTATTAAGACACATTAGGCAAACTCCAGGATTGATTGATACTATAGATTTTATGAATGACATATATGACAAACTTGAATTGTCAGTGGCCTATGTTGCATTATGTTGTATTAAACCATCAATAGTAACTGTTCCGATTCACGCCCGAGCCCGAGGAGAAAATTATGATCCAACTAAAGATAAGCAGTTTGATGAATCAGTACCTAGCAGAAAGTGTAGATTACATATACCAGTGACCGCACATAATAATTTACAAGTGCAGTGGATAGATCCAACAGAAAATATCACAGATGAAAACTTTTTTAAGGGACCGTTTAAAACCATTGGCAGTGAAGTTGTTCCTGACTCTACTTATCTAATCGCACCCGGTCCTTACAGATATATCAATACAGAAAACACAGAGCATATATACTATGTTGAGGTTGGATTTGAAAACAATCCAGACTTTGAAACAATAAAAGGAAAATTTAATTCTTTATGAAAATAGTATTGGTAACAGGTGGATTTGATCCTATTCACAGCGGACACATTGCTTATTTTAAAGAAGCAAGAACCCTGGGCGATATGTTGATTGTTGGTCTCAACAGTGATGAATGGCTTGAACGCAAAAAGGGCCAAGCATTCATGCCCTGGAATGAACGATTATGTATTATCAACAATTTGAGCATGGTGGATGAAGTTTATACATTTAATGACCGTGATGATTCTGCTAGACACTTTATCCAACAAGCAAGAGCACATTATCCCAATGCTGAACTGATATTTGCCAACGGTGGCGATAGGACCAAAGATAATATTCCAGAAATGGATGTACAAGATAGCAATATTAAATTTGTATTTGGTATAGGTGGCAATAATAAAAAGAACAGCAGTAGTTGGATACTAGAAGAATGGAAAAGTCCAAAAACACAACGGCCTTGGGGCTACTATCGTGTATTATATGAAGATGATGCCATGTTTCATACCAAGGTCAAAGAGCTGACTGTGATGCCAAACCAAAGTCTAAGTATGCAACGCCATAGGTTTAGAAAAGAGTTTTGGCATGTGGTACAAGGCATGTGTGACGTGACTGCCCGTATGGCATCTGGTTATCAAATGCCTTCTAGGACGCTGAGAGTACACGACCGAATAGACATACTAGACAATGAATGGCATCAACTTAGCAATCCATATTCAATGCCATGTAAAGTTATAGAGATACAGTATGGATCAAGTTGTGTTGAAGATGATATTGAACGACAATAAACTTGACTTGTAGGCACAAATATTGTATACTCGTACTGTAGATTACAACTCACAGGAGAAATAAATGAGCTTTACCCCAGAACAAATTGCCAAACTTACCAAAGTGATCCAAGAAGGTGTCCAAGTCAAACGAGAAATTGATGACCTCAGTGTTGGATTAAAAGAAACTGTTGCGGCCATTGCAGAAGAAATGGAAATTAAACCAGCTGTCCTGACCAAAGCAATTACCAAAGCTTTCAAGGGAGACTTTGATAAAGACCAATCAGACCTTGAAGCAGTAGAAGAAATTCTAATTGTAACTAAAAACAAACAGTAATGAAGAAATTGCTTGCTAGTGTAGGTGACTACATTAGGGAGGACTGGCGGGAAAATCCCTTACGATGTGTGCTGGAAATTTTTGCTTGGTTTTTGAGTATTGGTTGTGCTTTTACAATGATGCTTACAGTACCCACTCCTCCGTTTTTAATTCTGTATCCCTTGTTCATTTTACAATGTGCCATCTTTGCATGGGCTAGTAAAACTAGAGGAAGCACTGGCATGCTGGCCAACTATGTTTTGTTGGTCACTATTGATACTATAGCACTAATTAGAATGTGGATGTGATGCAAGTACGAAAAATTGACAAGCGATACTCGGGCTATCCATATTTCAAGTACTTTGTCGAGTTGAGTCAAAGCAATGAAATTAACTTTCATAATGTTCGAGCATGGTGCTGGAGCACATGGGGTGCAAGTAAGGGCTTTAAAGATTGGGAGTGGCATCACTTGCACCCTCATATTCAATATGATGTATGTCAAAATTCCAACTGGTGCTGGGTTGACGATCAGTTTCGTAATCGTATCTTGTTCAAAGAAAAAGAAGATGTGGCTCTTTTTAAATTGTATCACGGTTCATAATGAAACAACAAATATCAGTTCATCACTGGCGGTTTGATGATGGCTGGCATGACATTCCCAGCGTGTTATTAAAGCCTGGAATGGATCCTCGCGAGTTTCGAGAGGAAATCATCGGATGGCATTGTTGGGTGTACTGCAACGACCACCGCGAGTTCACTGAGTGGATGGAGACACATTGTCCTACTGCTGATTGTACACCTCGATTTAATTCAGGTGATCCAATGGTCACTGTAAACATCACCAGCAAAGATGAGGCGGCATACTTTATGTTAAACTTCAATGTATTTTAACAGCCTGTACATTGGCGATGTTGACCTTGATGCATTGCTAAATTGGTTATGTGAAAACATCAGCGGATTGGTAATGACCACCCGCAATGACAATTCTTACTACAATATGTATCATGGCGATGACGACAAATGGATTATGGAAACCAGTGATGTAAGTGATGTAAGAGGTAGCTCTTGGGACGAAATGACACAATTGAGATTTAAAAATAAAGAAGATTTATTTTTGTGTAAGTTAACTTGGGGCGGCGCGGTTGCTGAACAGATATAAATCTGTTACAATGTTAACTGTTTACTGGAGAAAAAATGAACTACTGGGGTTACCACCTAATTTTAGATTGCGGTCGATGCAATCTGGATCAAATGAAAGACTTTGACAATGTTGATACATGGATTCGACAGCTGGTCAAAGACATTGACATGGAGCCAATTGGTGAGCCTAGGATCGAATACACCGCTGGCAAATTTCCAGACAAGGCTGGATTTACTGTGGTTCAAGTCATTGTCACCAGTAGTATTGTTGCCCACTTTGTAGATAATCTACAACATATCTACCTTGATGTTTTTAGTTGCAAAGAGTTTGATCCAGCCATTGTCGAAGCCAGCATAAAGAAACACTTTGGTGTTGGTTCAATAAGAAAATACTTTTTAACAAGACAAGCAGATTAATGGAAGACAGCTGGGCCGTTGATATACGAAGCCAACGGAGATTGGGCGAGTTAATAATATATGAGTGCTTTCCTTACAATCAGCCCAGGGATTCCTACCCACCATTTCCAGGATTTGAATGCCTTAAAATTTGGCTCAATCTGCATTGTCCAAGTGCCGCATACGAAGTAACATATAAAAATGGCCGTTCGGCCCTGGAAGTAACATTCAATGATCCGGAGGAAGCAATGCTTTTTAGATTGCGGTGTACATGATAGTTAAAACTGCGATCCAACAACAATGGAATATTGTGTTTCCTAATTCTGGTCCAGGTTATACTGTTTTGTCGCCGGTTGACAGACTAGACAAAAAGTGGTATACTGTACATGTGAACAAGGATATTGCCGCTTGGACCAGAACACAATCTCAGGACCAATGGTATGAACATCCTTATGAACAACCTACTCGCTACAATTTTCATGAGCCGTCATCTGCAAAATTTGATATACATTGTGAATTGTTAGCAATTTTAAAACTGACATGGGGCTGATATGAACATTGTGGTACATTCTAAGAGTGCGGGCAAACAGGCCTTGGTTAACGCAACTGCACATCTTTATAAACAAGAACTTAAAATCTCCAACAGCAAGTATACAGTAGAGATCCAGTTTAAGAAAGGATTGGCTTCTAATAAAAGCATGAAAGGTAGCGTATGTGAAATTGCTCCAAAGCACTTACTAATGCTACTAGATTCCAATTTAAAAGGTGATCTACTGTTTGAGACTCTGGCACATGAAATGGTTCATGTAAAGCAATTTGCCAAAGGCCAGTATAAGGCAGTCCGTACAAAACGATTCTGGATGGGAAGTCATGTTAAGGCCAAGTATTATGACCAGCCTTGGGAGCGAGAGGCAATGGCAAAAGAAAAGTTGCTGGCCAGTAAAATTTATGCTATAATTGCAAAATGAGTTACCAAGAATTTAGCTGGCGCAATGCCAAACATGATTCAATGATTATTGAAATCATGCACCACGGACATGTAGTAATGCATTTCTTCCTAGGAGAAGGCATGGAAGGTGCAGGGCGCCAACGAGTAATGGCGCATGTAAGAGAATGCGACAGCAGTACTTGGCTCAAAGAATGGCGTGAACATGCACAAGACGAAATGTTACAAAAGTTAGGAGATTAAATGGCAACTAAAAAAGTTTTAAGAAGGCCTCCAATTAAACGGCCTATACCACCATGGTTGCGTAGCAGGACGCCCACTGATTATGATCCAGTGACTTGTCTACCAATTGGTACGCCTCCTCCGCGACCGCCAAAGAAACCAAAAGTAGAAAAAGTAATTACTGAGCCAACAGAACTACACAAAGATATTGTGGGCAGGGCGTTGCAAGTTGGGCAGTATGTTTTAGCAGTAGACAACAATCGTATCATGGTATGTAGAGTTCACCATCTAACACCCAGGCGTGTGGCTGTTGTTCCTGCGTTAGAACACAAGAGAAGCTTTGCATCTCCAAAGAAGAAAATTTATAATAAGGAATGTTTTAATGTGTGTCTGATTCCTGAAGAGGAATGGTTCATGTTCAAGCTGGGCGGAGAAACTTAATGGGTAGCCTGGCAGAATATTTTGCTGAGCATAGGCCAAAACCCAAGTATCAATTTGGTGACCGGGTCGAAGGTGTATACAAGGGCATACCTTTTGTGGGTACTGCATATGGAGACAACATGCGTAGTGAACTGGATGGTCCCATGGTCAGTATACATTTAGACTTGCCCATGAAGTTAGACAATGAGTATGTCAATTATATCCGCGTCAAGTACAAAGAAATTAAAGGATTACGCAAATGACTGATGAAATTAAAAAACAAGAGGTAATGGATGCGCTACATGAATCTGGCAAATCGTTTGCCAAAGCGGCCAAAGAATACCAAGACATGTGTCAAACTTACTATTCAGGTCTAGAACCTGAGGAACAGTTGATGGCATTTTGTGCCATCATTGAAAAACTATGTCAAGGTGAATTAGATGAGCGTCGAAGTTACCGAGGTGTCTTGTACGGCACCTTTGGTTGGGGACCAGAAGCCTATGCCGCCGCGCAAGGTGCCGGCTACTTGGGATTGCACAACGCCATCTACCGATTTGAAGACTTAGAGCATGTGATGACCAGTACTCTCAAAGAGCTTGAGATCACTGTTGATCCAGAAAAGCTAACTGAAGCACTGGCCAAACACTTCTATTAAAGTAAAATACATACTACATGTTCATTGACGCATATCACGATAAGAAAAAAGAAATCATCCATGTTGTAGAACGAGTGGATGGCAAGAGGGTGCTCAAAGAGTATCCAGCAAAATATGTATTGTACTATCCTGACAACAAAGGCAAGTTCATCGACATTGCTGGCAACAGAGTCAGCCGGGTATTGTTGAGCAACGCCACAGCCTTTGATAAAGAACGGCGCATCCATAGCAACAAAAAGTTATGCGAGAGCGACTACCGGCCATTGAATCGATGCCTCGAAGAAATTTATGGTGGGCAAGAAGCACCCAAACTTCATGTTGCATTTTTTGACATTGAGGTTGCATACGATAAGGTCAAGGGCTTTGCTGATCCTAGTGATCCTTTCAATAACATTACAGCAATTACAGTACACCTAGGATGGTTGAACAGGACTGTCACATTGGTTCTTAAACCAGATACAATGCCACAGCCGCAGGCCGAGGACATTGTTAAACGATTTGATGATACAATCTTGTGTTCCAATGAAAAAGAAATGTTAGAAATGTTTCTTGACTTGATTGATGATGCAGATGTAATGTCAGGTTGGAACAGTGAAGGATTTGATATTCCTTACACTACAAATCGTATCAGTCGTGTGCTGAGCAAAGAACAAACACGCAAGTTTTGTTTGTGGGACCAGTTCCCTAAGAAGCGTGAGTTTGAAAAGTATGGCCGTACATTAGAAACTTACGATCCAATTGGTCGTGTTCACCTGGACTATCTCGAACTGTATCGCAAGTACAACTATCACGAGATGCATACCTATCGCCTGGATGCCATTGGTGAGTATGAGATTGGTGAAAAGAAAATTCCATATGAAGGTTCGTTGGATCAGTTATACAACAATGATTTTGAAAAGTTCATTGCGTACAACAGACAAGACGTCATCTTGCTTAAAAAATTGGATGCCAAGTTACAATTTATTGAACTTACAAATCTTATTAGTCATGCAAATACTGTTGGACTTCGTGCAACATTGGGTGCAGTGGCAGTTACCGACCAAGCAGTTATCAACGAGGCACATGGTCTAGGTATGGTGGTTCCAGATCGCCCAAGACGCAGTGAAGATGCCAAGGACAATGCCGCGGCAGGTGCGTATGTTGCTGTGCCTAAAGCAGGTATGCATGAGTGGATTGGAAGCATGGACATCAACAGTCTATATCCAAGTCTGATTCGTGCTCTTAACATGAGCCCAGAAACCATTGTTGGCCAAGTTAGACAGACCCGCACACTTGCCGGCATTGATGACAGCATTGCTTCTGGTAAGGGCATTGCAGACTTTTGGGATGGCAAATTTGCTTGCCATGAGTATGAAAGTGTGATGGCAAGAGACATTGGACAAACTGAAACAGTTGATTGGGCCGATGGTACCAGTACACAAATGAGTTCTGCACAAGTGTACGATCATGTATTCCTTAGTGGACAACCTTTAATTATCAGCGGCAATGGTACAATCTTTAACTATACCAACAAAGGTATCATACCCGGACTACTAGAGCGTTGGTATGCCGAGCGTAAAGAATTACAAAAGAAACTCAAAGAAGCAACAACTCCAGAAGAGGTTGAGTTTTGGGACAAGCGGCAGTTGGTTAAGAAAATTAACTTGAACTCTGCATATGGTGCGTTGTTGAATGCAGGTAGTAGGTTCTTTGATCAACGACTAGGACAAAGCACTACCTTATGTGGTAGGCTTGTTGCCAGACACATGGCAGGCAGTGTCAACGACAGTTTGACTGGCGAACATGATCACACAGGTAAAGCAATTATCTATGGTGATACTGACTCTGTTTACTTCAGTGCATATCCCATCTTCAAAGAACAAATTGAGAATGGTCAATTTGAATGGACCAAAGAAAAGATCATTGAACTGTATGATGCAATAAGCGAACAGGTAAATGATACCTTCCCGGCATTTATGAATACTGCATTTAATTGTCCGCAGGCACAGGGTGAGATTATCAAAGCAGGTCGAGAACTGGTTGCCAGCAAAGGCATCTATATGACTAAGAAGCGTTATGCTGTTCTTATCTTTGACAAGGAAGGCAAGCGCAAAGATACAAATGGATCACTAGGCGAGCTCAAGGCCATGGGTCTGGACATGAAGCGAGCAGACACTCCAGAGTTTATGCAACGGTTCTTGGAAGAAGCATTGACTATGACCCTGGAAGGTAAAACTGAGTATGAGGTCATGGCCCGTGTCAAACAGTTCCGCGAGGAGTTTAAGAGCCGACCAGGTTGGGAAAAGGGCACACCCAAGCGGGTGAACAATCTAACTAAACATACTGCTGTTTACGAAAAGACTGGCAAGTGTGGAGTTGGACATGCCATGGCCGCCATCAACTGGAATAGATTCAAGCAGGCGCACAGTGACAACCGAAGTATGGAAATAACGGATGGTCAAAAAGCCATCGTTTGTAAGTTGAGATCCAACAACTACAACATAACATCTATTGCTTATCCAATTGACGAATTGAATCTTCCAGATTGGTTTAAGCTATTACCATTTGATCATACTGCAATGGAAGAAACCATCATTGACAGTAAGATTGAAAACTTGCTAGGTGTATTACATTGGGACTTGAACCAAAGTAAGGACCGAGGCTTCATCGATGACTTGTTTTCTTAAAACGGTGAACAAGCATTTGACTTTAGATCTAAATCTAACTACAATAGTAACATTAACGGAGAAACATGACAATGCTAAAAGACATTACGCTTGATGTAGCAAAAAACATCGCAGGGCTAGGAATCTTTGAAGAGATCCTAGTTGAACAAGAACCGAACAGTACAAAATTTACTGCGTATCCGGAAGATTCATTGCTGACTGTGCTTGCCAACAGCAAGGACAAGGTCACAGAGTTTCCTGAGGCATGTGGTATGCTTAACTTGGGCTTCTTTGTTGGCTTGACAAACTTATACAAAGATCCAGATGTTACAAAAAAGTGTAATGTCACAGTTGGATCAAACAACAAAGGTGATGTTGATCGTTTGGCATTCAACAATGCAGATGGCAACAATGACGAATATCGTTTGACGCCGACCAACCTGATGAAGACCAAAAGTCGCAGTTTTAAAGGCACAACTTGGGAAGTAGTTGTTAGTCCTCAAGCAAATAAAATCAGTGAGCTGAGCCAGCGTGGTACATTGTATGCCACCATTGACCCAAATTTAACTGCAAGCACAGAGAATGGCAAGTTGGTTTTTAGCTTTGGTGGAAGTGCTGGCGGTGGTCATGCAGGTAAGTTTGTATTTGCTGACACTACGCAAACCTTGAAGCGTCCAGTATCCTTGTCAATTCAGGCTTTGTTGACTGCATTTAAAATGTGTAGCCAAGGCACACCCGTGTTGAGCATCAGTGAGCGAGCTACCAAGGTTGAATTTAACAGTGGCTTAATTGCTTACGAATACATTACTCCAACACAGAAGTAAGAATATGCCAAGTAAAAAATCTAAAGTTGACTTGTGGGCCAAGAATGAAGACTATGCAGTTTTCTTGCCCAGTATCTCATCTTTTTACAATACCATTATTAGCAAAGAACGAAACGAGCCAGGCGTTAGTGTAAAAGCTGACCGTGTTCCAAAAGAATTTGAAAATGGTATTGAAGGTATGAACTTCCTTAACAAGGAACAAGCATACTTTTACTATCCTTATGCACTATATTCTGCGGGTCATGCACAGCTGGATCTCAAGAAGACTGACAAAGAAGAAGCAATGGTTCAGCAGAGAGATCGCAAGAATACTTTTATTCTAGGCGACTCTGGTGGATTCCAAATTGCAAAAGGTGTCATCAAGTTTGACTGGGAAAACTTTATGGAGAAGCCAGGTGATGTTGGCTATAAAGGTTCTGCAGATAAAACTCGTGGCGCAATTTTAAATTGGTTAGAACACACAGCCGATTATTCAATGGTGTTGGATATTCCAACCTGGGCGGCACGACCACCACTGAACGAACGCACTGGTTTAAAGTCATTCCAACAATGTTTGGATGGCACACTTTACAACAATGCATGGTTCTTGGCCAATCGACAAAACAAAACAAAATTTCTAAATGTGTTACAAGGTAGTAACAATGAAGAAGCAGACATTTGGTATGACAATGTCAAACACTTCCCATTTGAAGGTTGGGCAATGGGTGGTAACAACATGCAAGACGCACACTTGGTTCTGCGTAGGCTGATTCAAATGCGTGATGAGGGCATGTTGGCACCGGGCAAGGATGTCATTCACTTCTTGGGCACAAGTCGGTTAGAATGGACAATTTTCTTAACTGCAATTCAACGAGCATTGCGAGAACATGTCAATCCAAACATGTTAGTAACATATGATTGTGCAAGTCCATTTGTTTCTGTGGCATACGGACTAAGCTATACACAGCATGTGCATAGCAATGATCGCTTTACCTATGTGATGGAAAAGGCTGTGGATAACCGAGACCTAAGTGGATCTAAAATTCCATGGCCTTGGAGCAGTCCAATTGGTGAACGCCTGACCATGGGCGATGTGTGCTATTACAAGCCAGGACAAGAAAATAAAAATGGCAAGGTATCTAGAACAAGTTGGGACACATTCAGTTATAGTCTTATCATGGGCCATAATGTTTATCAACACATTGAAAGCGTACAACGAGCCAACACACTTGCTGACATTGCACACAAGTTGAATCGTCCAGATCCAGCGGAATGGCGCAAAGGTCGGCAAAGAAGTCAGGAAGGACAGGTTGACTTATGGGTACCTCGTAATGTATTATACATAATGGAACTAGTAGATCAAGTGTTTAGAGTTGAGAACCCATATGAATTGTTGGAACAAAGTTCTGCATTGCTAAGTGAGTTTTCTGGACGCAAGACTCGTAAGAGTGGTGCAGAAGCTGTGCATGATATTTTCACCACTGGTGATGGTACCAGTGCAAATGAAATGGCAGAAGGTGGAGAGTTCGATGATATGAACGATCCTAAATTAACTGAACTTGAACAATCATTGAAGGATGAATGATGGCTATTGATCGTATTGCCCAAGACTTCTTTACTGGCATTGAGGTAGAACATAGTCCTGCCCTTGGAATGAATACGCTATTTGTAGTTGGTATCCATCCTGGTGAGGAAATTGTAAAACTTGCCAAAGAGAAAAAGATTGGTCACATTTACATTGGTGCTAATATGAGTCTGCACCATGTGGAAAATGACAATTATGATGTTTGGCGATCAATTGACGACATGATTAATAAGGTGCTTGAGGACCAGAGCATTAACTATATCACAGTTGATATACAGCTGAGTCAAGTTGAGGGATTTTTAGAAAGCATGGCCAGTGATGAACATCGTGTCATTCCAATGATTTCGGCCAAACTGCCATACACTAGATTGCTTAACTACAATACAACCGTTAAAATCGACGATAAAGGTTTTAACAAAACGAATCCTGGAGTGTGGTGTGTTCCTTTAAGTGACTTAACTAATAGGAAATATTTTACTCCGTGGATAGCCTACCAAGGCGATAGCCCTGTCAATTAAATTTAAGGAAAATAAAATGAACGACGAAGTCAAGGTTGGTAATTTTACCAAACCAATTAAGCGACCAGTTCCAAAGACTGCTGGTGCGCCTGTTAGAGAAGAAGCGCCTGAAACATCTGTAAGCGGAGATACTGGGATTGCTGATCTTAACAAAAAAATGGACAAGCTTTTAGAATTTGCTCAGGCAATTGACTGGAAGTTGTGGGTCTACTTAAAAGCAAATAATTACATTGAGTAAAGGAATAACATGTCACAAGACATGATTTGGGTTACCTTTCGCAAGGAAGGCATTCATAGGTATCCGGCGTGCCTTACGGATCCTAAGTTGGCAACAGGTGACGAGTATGATGTTTCTTTTTTAGGACATCCTCATCGACACATGTTCCACTTTAAAGTGTATCTCGAAGTCTTTCACGATGATAGAGATGTTGAGTTTATTCAGTTCAAGCGTTGGTTGGAGAATTTATATAACCAAGGAACACTTGAGTTGAATCACAAGTCCTGCGAAATGATGGCAGATGACCTATATGGTCAAATCTCATCAAAGTACACAGATCGTAAAATTTGGATTGAAATTTCGGAGGATGGCGAAAATGGATGCCTCAAACAATACTCTTGACAATCGCGTTCGTTTTGAACGCAAAGATCGCGGAAACTATAATCCGCAGTACCAAGCTCGCCGAGCTGGACTTAACATCAACCACATCAAGTTTGACTTGCTAAAAATTAGCGAGTTATATGACGGTGTGTTGACCGCAGAGCTAGGGCACTTGCCGCTGGCGTTCTACAATCAGTATCTTACTGATTTGTGCCATGCTGGTATGATCTATGGTTATGCCATAGACTTGCCAGAAATGCGTAGGCATGAGCCAACAGGTGATCGCAGTTTCACCTACACTATCAATGTGCAAAGTGCCGCTGATCGTGCAAACAAGGCACTTAAAATCCATGTGGGATTTTATAAAAGTGCATGGGTAGTTGAAACTGTGCATACCGAAGATGGTATGTGCTGTATGCCTAATCGTTTAGATCGCGATGAGGCAGTAAATGCGTAAGCTCTTTTATATGGGCTTGGAGCCCTATGAAGGAAGATACACCCTTCAACTCCAGCAATGGAATGAAGCGGTGTTCAAACGCCGTGGCATTGACTATGTGTTGGTGCCCGGCAGTACCATTGACAATACCAAAGCAATCAGTGTAGGCCAAGTGTTAGACGCACATGGTCGCAGTTACTTTGGCATGAGCCAGATGATGAATCTGGTGCAACTGATGCGCCGAGGAGATGTCACAAGTGAAGATGTCATCTACTTTGAAGACATGTTTCAACCTGGCATTGAAAGCTTGCCTTACATTCTAGATCAAGTGCCTGCCAACTTGCGGCCACGCATCTATGTTCGTTGTCTAGCACAGGCCATCGACCCTGATGACTTTGTGCATGTATGGGGCATGAGCAAGTGGATGAGCACATATGAACAAATGGTCAATTGTTTTGTCACAGGTGTACTTGCCACCAACGAAGAGATGGTAGCCCATATGCGTATTGCCAACTGGACTGCTCCTATCTACAACATCTCAGGATTGGCATTTGGCAAAGAAGAAGTTCTTGGTCGTGTCAATAACAAACTAAAATCTTGGCCAGAGCGAGCAATGCGTGTAGTATTTGCCGCAAGGTTTGACCAAGAGAAGCAACCAGACTTCTTTATGGATCTTATCGAGAAGTGGCATGTTGAACAGCCTGACAATCCTGTTGAGTTTGCAGTATTAAGTGGTGGACCATTGCGTAGCAATAATTCTAAGTATATTGATAGAGCCAATGCGTTGGAAGCCAAGGGCATGCTAAAGATTTACAAGGATCTTGGTAAAAATGATTATTACAATATTGTTAACGATAGTCGTGTGCTGTTTAATTGTGCTTTACAAGACTGGGTATCTAACACAGTCTCAGAAGCTGACACTCTTGGCTGTAATGTTTTGTATCCTGCTTATCGTAGCTTTCCAGAAACTTTCGCCAATGATCATACCAGACTATATGTTCCTTGGTCGTTAGATGATGCCATGCAAAAACTTCGTATACAATTATCCGGAGCTCATATTCGTCAAGGCAAGATTAGTGATTGGAACAATGGCACTATTGACCGTGTGCTAGATATCATGCAAGGCACGGGCGAACAATGGAATCGAGCCGGTAACAGATATCGTGACCATATTGCAGAGGCAAAATACTAATGGAAAAATGGGTAGCTATAACAGGGTGTAATGGTTACATTGGTGGCCAAACTGTTTTAAAATTCAAAGACGCTGGCTATAATGTCATTGGTGCAGATCGTAACAATACTGCGCCTTGGATTACTGAAAAAGTTGATCGTTATGTCAACGGCGACTTTAACAATCCAATGTTCATTGGTCTGATTACAGAAAATAATCCTGTTGCACTGATACACATTGCTGGAACCAGTCTAGTGGGGCCAAGCATACAAGATCCAGCACCCTACTATTTAAACAATGTCGGTGGTACTGCCAACTTGTTAGGAACACTGGCTCGCAATGGTTGGAACAAGACTGTGGTCTTCTCAGGCAGTGCCGCTGTGTATGGAAACCCTGGTACCAGTTCTATATCAGAAGAAACGCCACCACTTCCAATCAGTCCATACGGACACAGTAAACTTATGGCAGAGCAAGTGTTAAGAGACTGTGCCGCGGGCTATGGATTCAAAACTATATCGTTACGATACTTCAATGCTTGCGGCGCAGACAACAAGGTTAGACATGGCCAATTGAAAAAGGCAACGCATTTAATTGCCAGGATCATGGAAAGTATTGTCAACCAAGATGTGTTTACTTTAAACGGCACTAACTACGCTACGCCCGATGGTACTTGTGTTCGAGATTATTTGCATGTTGAAGATATTGCCAATGCTCATTACCTGTCAACCTTGTTTGCCGAATCCATGACAGTGCCCAGCGTTGAGTTTAATCTAGGAACTGGTAAAGGCGTTAGCATTAGAGAAATTATTTCTAGTGTTGAACGCATTACTGGAAAAACTGTTTTGGTACATACTGGCGGTGCAAGAGCCGGCGATCCTGAAGTACTAGTTGCAAGTGCTAGGAAAATTAAAAAGCAAATGGGTTGGACGCCAGAGCATAGCAAGATTGATAATATTGTGCGTAGTGCATGGGATTGGTATAACTCTGTAGAGTTTAAGAGTCGCGCATGAAAGTAGGTTTTACTTGCAGTACATTTGATTTGCTACATGCTGGCCATGTGTCCATGTTACAAGAAGCAAAGACCAAGTGCGATTATTTAATTTGTGGATTACAAAACGATCCAACGCTGGATCGTGCCACAAAGAATAAACCTGTGCAGACCATTGTAGAACGACAGATGCAACTCAAAGGCAGTCGCTATGTTGACGAAGTATGGGTTTACAATACAGAAAAAGATCTAGAAGACCTGTTGCTGACCTTGCCAATCAATGTTCGCATCTTGGGTGTTGAGTATGAAGGCAAAGAGTTTACTGGTCGCGAAATCTGCCACAAGCGAAATATTGATTTATACTTCAACGGCAGAGACCATAGCTTCTCATCCAGCAGCCTTCGTAAACGAGTATACGAAGCACAAATACAAAAGGAACAACAATGAAAATCAACGAATTAGAAAATGGCATCAATGATGCGTGGTTCAAGCAAGGTAGCTTTGATACATTTAAAAAGCCTGCACAAGAAAAATATGAAGTTGCACAACAAGCAGGAACTGTACAGACTCTTGAAGGTCCTGTACAGTATGAAGCAGGACATTATATCATGACTGGTCCAAAAGGCGAACAGTATCCCATCACTGCTGAAAAGTTTAACACCCTCAAAGATGACCAAGGTAATGGTATTGCTACTCCCAAGAAGATTCCCAAGATTGCTAAACTTGCTGACCATGATGGTGTTATCCATACGTCATGGGGCGATCTAAATTATACCACAGGCAATGACTATATAGTTCGACATGGTACTGGTGACTATGGTGCAGTAAAGAAAGATATCTTTGCTCAAACATACGACACTAGTCGTGTGGTATGAAAAAGACAATCAAACAATACATTGTTGATCGTCAGAGAAAAATGGCCACTTTAGGTAACTTCAACTACATGCGACTGCTAAGAGAAGACTACCCAAATATGCCCATCATAGAGTCTACAAAAGCAATCATTCAAAAAATTAAAAAAGAATCTAATTAAATGGAAATTACAATCTACAGCAAACAGCCTTGCCCCTATTGCGACATGGCAAAAAATTGGTTTAAGAGTAAGAATCTTACATACACTGAACACAAAGTTGGCGCCAATGGATTCACTCGTGAAATGCTACTGGAAGCAGTACCCTTTGCCAGAACAGTTCCGCAAATCATCATTGATGGCAAGTTAATCGGTGGCTGGGATGACTTGCGTAACAGTGAGTTCTATGCCAACGCAAACCAAGGATAAAGTTTATTCGGCCAAGACTGCCAGCCATGTGTTTATACTAAAAAACATTAGGCGGTGGTTAATTGATAATTGCAAGAACAGATGGTCTGCTACAGATTACAAAGGTGATCCATTTAATTGGCGCAAGTTGGCAAAAATTGAGTCAGCCAAGTATTCAAATGAAATGTTTGATATTACAATCATGGTACATTTTAAGAAGCCCGAAGATCTAATGCTTTATCTTTTAACTTGGCCAAGCGAGGTCTTGCTCATTGACTAACTATCTGTTATAATACAACACAACCTAAAGAAAATTAAATATGACCGAACCTGTAACATTTGATAACATAGACGATAAAGGCTACCAAGAAGCCAATCTGGCAGATGTAATCCGATTCAAGATGAAGCGAGAAGGCAAACGCTTTTGGGCTGGCGATAACATTAGCGAATATGTAACTGACGAACATAAAGAAATATTAATCAACGAAGCCGCGGAAGCATTTGAAACGGTTCTAGATCGATTGCTTATTGATCGTGAAACGGATCCTAATAGTAAAGGCACAGCCAAGCGATTGGCAAAAATGTATTTTAACGAAGTGATGTCAGGACGATATGAAACAGCACCGGACGCAACAGCATTTCCAAATGATTCGGCAGACCGTTACGAAGGCATGCTTGTGGTTCGAAGTGAGTTACGGTCCATGTGCTCTCATCATCACCAGCCTGTATCTGGGGTTGCCTACATCGGTATCATTGCCGCTAATAAACTCATTGGTCTTTCTAAATATACTCGTATCGCACAATGGTGTGCTCGTCGAGGAACACTACAAGAAGAACTCTGTAACGACATTGCCAGAGAAATACAAAAAGCCACAGATGCCAAAGACATAGGTGTTTACATTCAAGCCACACACGGATGCTGTGAGAATCGTGGTATTATGGCACACTCCAGTCTAACACAAACCACAGTACTCAAAGGCGCATTTAACACAGATCAAAGTACAAAAAAAGAATTCTTTGACAATATTAAAATGCAACAAGAATTTGCTCCACGGTGAACTATGGACAATGACTCAAAAAACAAATTGAAAGATGTGCTGTCTACTATAGATCCTGTTGAGTTCAAATGGGACGAGACTAATACCACTGCACAGGATGTTTCTACCATTACTCTTTCTGGAGACCTGTATGATATTGGTATGGACACCATGGGCAGTATTGACCTAACCAATATTGGACTCAGCAACGGCATTACAATTACTGGTAGTGGAAGTGCTGGAAATATTATGAACGGAACATATACTATAGGATCACTGACCAGTGCTTCACTTTCAGCAGGCGATACCGTATATGGTAAGACTACAATCAAAACAGCCAAGAACGAAATTGATATCGACGAGCTGGCCAATATGATGGAAGTATTGAAGAAGCGGTTGCTGATCATAGCACCTAACTTTGAAATGCATGAAAAATATCCCATGCTCAAGGAAATGTACAACGAGTACAAAGCAATGGAAAAACTATTAGGCGGCCCGGATTCGTCGGAAGAAAAATAATGTTAAAAAAATGTTCATTGTCCTGGGGCGATATAGAGTATCTGGCCCATACTATTGTTCGTGATATCAATGTAAGTGGTTGGCGACCAGATCTTATCATTGGCATTGATCGTGGTGGATTAATTCTCAGTAACATGCTCAGTCAGTACCTGGAGATTCCACATGCCACAGTTAAAGTATCGCTTAGAGATTTTAAAGATACCGAGTCGTTGCTATGGGCACCAGAAGAAGTGTTGGCTGGGAAGAAAATATTACTGGTAGATGATATAAATGATTCAGGTGCAACTCAAGCATGGCTGATGGAAGATTGGGCCAGTTCTGTAGTTGGCGTTGAGCCAGATTTCATTGACAAGCATTGGCATAAATCAGTTCGTTTGGCCGTTTTGGTTGACAATGAGGCTAGCGACCAGTATACTGACTATTGTGGTATGAGTGTTAACAAAGTTGAAAAAGATGTATGGATCGACTTCCCGTGGGAGTCTTGGTGGACAAGGAGCACATATGAAAGTGGGATTTAGCCTGGGCCGTTGTATTCGTGACATTGTTACAGATGTTGTTGATATCAACGATGTTGTAGTTATTGTATCTGGCACACGATTTGAAACACAGGAACAACTAGTTCCAATTGTAAATGAATATATGTATCGCACTGGATACTTAGAAGGATTAGACGAGACAGCGTGTCAGGGTGTGGCCAGTGTGCTGTTCCGAGAAGGGAAGATACACCAACCTCGTAACTTTGGCACATATAGAAATATGATGCCAGAAAATGCTGTATGGGCTGATTTGTTTCCTACTGGCGGACATGAAGACCCAATGGTACAGGAAGCTTGGCAGACATATAGAGGTATGTTGGGGTTAACTGGTAACAGGCCCAACAACAAAGAACGCATAGAACAGAATTGGAAGATATAAAATGACTTATGTCGTGACTGAAAGTTGCGTTAAATGCAAGTACACTGATTGTGTCGAAGTATGCCCTGTTGATTGTTTTAAAGAGGGACCAAACTTTCTTGTCATTGATCCTGACGAATGCATTGACTGCGGAGTTTGTATCCCCGAATGCCCGGTGGATGCTATTGTTGCAGATCGAGACATGACAGAAGAACAAAAACCCTGGCTACC